TTCGCGATCAAATGCCAAGCACTCGACTGGAATATCCTTATTATTAGTACCTTTTAACCAGTAAACATAACGGGGGAGAATACCTCCAATGATACGTACAGTGTTTTCTCCATCTTTGTAAGTATACGCCTTATGCGAGTTCTTAACTGCCGTGCCGTTTGTTTTTCCGAATGCTAATGCCATGTGTGTCCTTATTCGTATTTAAAATGAATTTCAGTTGGTGTTATTTTTAATAACGGATTTGATCTAATTACGTCATGCCTCAGATCAGGAAAGTATGACGTTTGTAAAGTATTCGAGCCCCACCTAGTATACATTAGATAGTCTCTGTAGGATGCTAATTTTACATACTGTAACTTAAATAGTACATCTGTTGATGTATCTTTAAATAATTCTGTAGGGTTAAGCAAGTAAGAGTATCCATGCAGAGATACTATACTAGGCTTATACTTACTACTAAAATTAGTAGCGGGTTTCTTAGTGTGGTGGTACTCTAACAATGCCATAAACTTATTAGGGTCCTTAGCTGCTTGAGCCTCTAGTTTTCCTAAATCAAAAAATAATGGCATAAACTCCCCTTTACAACATATATTATATCATAAATTTAGAAACGGTACAAGTTAAAAATTCTATACCATTACCTTACATATGGTTTACGTTCCGAGTATTCTTTACCAGCCATACCACATTTAGGAAAGTTAAACCATCGCAATTTTCTTTCACTAGTACAGCTAGCTCCATCCGTAATTTCGCTACCTAAAGCCCTCTGGATCATAGGTAGCGAAATTAGGGCTATGACATCTTAACTCCCAGGCAGCAGATGTTCCTGGCTTTGAGTGTACGCACTCTTTACAATATCTTACTTTCATTATGCTCCAATTACCTTCCAACCCTTTCGGGCATAGAAGGTTAATCTAAATCGGTTTTGTACTCTATCTGCAGGACCAGAAAAGTGTATATCTACTACAACAGGTGTTGGCTTATCAGGATACATACGCTGTATACGACCAATAATCTGTTCCAGCAAGGACTCGCTAGCAATAGGTGCCGCTAAGATGACGCAGGATAGTGGGTTAATAGATATGCCTTCTGAGAAGATTTGTCTGCTACCGCAGATGCTGGTTTTTTCTCCTGATTCAATTTGGGATTTGACTGCCTCTCGGATTTCGAGGTCTGAGCCACCAGTAACGCACACACAAGATTTGCCAATTAATTTTCCTACGTTATGTAAAAATTCAACTCTGTCTGCTATTATTAATACTTTATACCCCTTGGACTCCTGTACTCTTGCTACTTCTGCAATAAACTCTTGGTAACTTGGGTCATACTGTAGGATATTCATTTTCTTAGCCCAGCCTTCTCCATCAGCTAATCTTATACCAGGTTTTAAAACCTGAATATAGGGTACCATTGTATTAGATTGTGGAGGCTGAAATAGGTCTAGCCCGAAGAAGTCTTTGAATAGAATATGCTTGCCATCAGTACGTATCATAGTACCTGATAGACCTATCTTATTCTTGGAATACATGCTATCTAAGAATGACGAGAAGGTAGACGCTGTAACGTGGTGACACTCGTCTATTATAATAGTACCAAACTCTTTGGCAATAGAAGGAGCTAATTTAGTAAGTGTTTGAATATTACCGACCACTATAGTGTGGTCTATATCAAATACTCCAGAGCCTATAACCCCCACAGGCATATTATATAGCTTTTTAACTTCTAATACCCACTGATCCCTAAGCATAGTATTATGACATACTATCAGGGTTTTCTGACCTAGCTTCCTAGCTATAGTTAATGCGGTGAATGTCTTGCCCCAACCAACCATAGCGTTAATAAAGCAAGAACCTGTTACTTTATCATATACTTTTTGCTGTTCCTCGTTAAGTGGCATTGTTGGCTTTGGGAAAGGTAGCTCATACTCAATTCGTTTGTCAATTACTTCATAACCCTCAGGTATTAGGTCTAACCTACCGCTAGGTATAGCTATAATACCTTTAGGCAGTAGCTTATAGTTTTTAACTATTTCAAAACTACCAAAAGGTCCTCTACCTGGCATCTTTTTCTTAATTTTATAAGTTAGGCTATCTGTAATACTTTTAAGAAGTTCAGGAGTAGTATCTAAGTATATTTTATTAGATAAAATCGCTTTATTAGCCATATTAAATCATTCTCCAAGTATCGTCATACTTGGCGTCAAAAAACCCGTATAATAGTAAAGATTTTCCATGGTGTAGAACTCCTGCGTGAGTGTTTTCAATTTCCGGAGCGTACAGAGACTTAAACCTAGTAGGTATTCCTTCTAGGCATAGTATAGCCCCTCCACTAGGTATCTTGATAATATTAGTAATAAGGTGAAACTTTAGTTTAACTCTACTACTCTTTTTATAGTTAAATACTTTACCATCTGAGTCAATAAACCACAGGTTAGGATTTGCTAATTTTATTAAGTCACCTAGGAAAAAAATGCTTTTACGTAAGGGCACTAAATTAATTTTTTCGGATTGTAGTAGCAATCTACGCTTAGCTAGAGAGTCTCCCTCTATATTCTTGTCATCCACAATTCGAATAGACGACAAGTCTTCACCAGTATCTAAGTTCATTTTATTACTGATATAGTACAACACCCCCTCTTTACTCTGAGGTTTTGTTTTTCCTAGAATAAAGATAGGATACTTAATATCGGATACCTGTATCTCGTTCATTTCTTAGCCATTTTTACTAGCCTACCATTATCTAACTCGTAAGTTTTATCTAACTCGTAAGTTTTATCAAACTTACCGAACGAGTAATCTTGGCCAGTTTCTTGGTCAATACCTATTGGTGTGCCTGAAATTGAGCACCCTCTATCTTTTTGAGTATTACGAGCAACTATTTCTTTATAGGCGTCTACATCCTCATCTTTTACAATTGCCACAATAGAGTCATGTACTAACATGAATATTTTTGCGTCAATATCTGCTTCTTTAATTTCCTTAGCGGTATCCATAGCAGCTAATAAGTTTACATCGGAGGCAATAGATTGGATTTCCGAGTTAATACCTGATCGTACCTCATGGGCAGCAATACCTTTGTCCGAACTGAAGACATTAATAAGGCGACGCTTACGCCCAAAGAAGCTATAAGTAAAACCATTAGCTTCAATGAACTCTTTACGAGACTTAAGCCATTGTTTAAGTTTACTGAATTTAGTGAAATATGCATTAATATCCTCTTTTGCTCTGTCGACACCGTAGTACTCGCCAGTAGCCTTACTTACTGTATCTGATACCTTTTGTGGCCCAGAACCATATAAAATCCCGAATGAAATTGCCTTAGCACTTTGACGCATAGCGCCATATAGCTCTTTTACATCTTCCACTGCACACGGTAAATCAAATACCATTTTAGCAATAGTACTATGGAAGTCGCCACCGGACTTGAAAACGTTCTGGAGATTTTTATCTCCACTTAGTACTGCGGCGTAATACATTTCAGCAGTGGCTAAGTCTTGAGATACTATTGTATACCCAACCGGGGCTGCAATACAACCCTTAATGATTGGGTCATCTCTAGGAATCTGCTGAGCATTAAACTTGCCACTACTTGACAAGCGCCCAGATGTGGTAAAGATAAGGTTAAAATTTGTACGAATTCGTTCATCTCTATCTAGTTCCGGTAAGATTTTGCTAATATAGGTACTTTTCATTTTACCTAACTGACGTATTTTTAATAAAGCTGCTGGAACCGCATGCTGTTCAGCAAGAATTTCCAGAACTTCTGCATCAGTAGAAATAGCACCAGTGGCAGTAAGTTTGCCCTGTACAGGGCTAAGTTTAACGTAATCAAATAATACTTTTCGAATTTGTACTACTGAATTTGCATTAAATGCCTTACCTGAATCAGCTTCAAATCTACGAATTTCCTCAAAGGTGTATAGCTCGTCCTTAGCTTTAGAAATCCATTCATCTAAATAGCTCTCAGCAGCAGTCATACGAACTTTATTAATAGGTATACCTATTTCTTCCATATCCATAAGAAATAATGTACCTGGTATCATTATTTCTTTATATAGTTTTAGTAGTTTGGCATTTTTCTGAATAAGCGGCCAAAACTTCTTAAATAGAGTATAGGTAACAGCAGTATC